TTATGACCCTGCTGAAGCATATGCTGGTTTCTTTTTATAATTAGAGTATATTATTAATAAAAGATTGTTATGAAGCCAATTATTGAAAAGCAATTACTTCAATGGAAAGAAGAACTTGCAAAACACGTTAAAAACAAAGATCAAGCTCAAAGAGTTTTAGAAGAAGAAACCAAAACTATTTTGATGATTGAGGGCGGGATACAGGCAAAGGAGATGTTGTTGAAGAAGATCGAACAAGAATCCCAGTTAACAGATATAGTGGAGCCAACCCAAGAATCAAAAACAGCACAACAAGGCTCATAGGAGCTAGTGCTTTTATAAATGCTTCTCTAATCATGTTTCAAAAAATTGCTAACGTCTTAAGTATTGTTTCTTTTCTTATGGTAGCTTCCATGAGTGGTGGAGCGTACTTTGGTTACAAGTATGTAACTTCAGAACAGTTTAAATCAAGAGTTATGAACGAAATTCTTGGTAATGTGCAAGGCATGATGCCTAAAGTATTAGAAAAAGAATTACCTGATCTTACTGGCCCATCTCTACCAGTACCACCAAAAGGGTTAGGAATTTGAATTGTTGGCATTGTAATACAGAACTTATTTGGGGTGCTGATGCCGACATAGAAGAGGATTTTCAACCTGTTCTATATCAAGAATATTCAATGGTAAGTAATTTTTCTTGTCCTAAATGCGACTCTTATGTAGAAGTTTATAAGAGAAGAGATGCCTACGATTGAAATACCTGATATAAGTATTCCTGAAATATACATTCCAGACGTTCCAGAACCTTACAATCCTCATTATTTACAAATAGCAAAACCACCTGATATTGATGTCCCTGGTTGTACATATCAACATCGTGATATAAAAAATACTGGTAATCGTAATTTATTATTAGATGATCCTAATGGTGTATATACAACGTGCGATTTTGCGTTTCCTAGCTTTATTCCTCTTGACTATACACCTGAGAATCTTGTCATTACGGAAGAACCGCTTATCAATAATGAACCACCGCCCTTACCAGAAACAGAGCAGCCAAAGATTCCTGACTTACCTGAACCACCCCCACCACCTTTTCCTCCCTGTCCTGGCAAAAATGACCAAAGAGTAGGAGACTTTCGTAACGATAAAAAGCTAGAACGTGTTATCGGACACGAAAGAGGGCAAGATGGGAGTGAGTGCATAACTCTTTATGAAGCAGTTGAGTGGAAAGAACAATATATTCCGTCTGCTCCACAGTTTGTTGGGGTTTTTAGCCTTGCTTTGGTTGGTGCTTCTGCTCCATTGGTACTTCAGCTTGTAAGGCCAATAGTTAAGCAAGTCGTAACAAAATTGACTAAAAAGAAGAAAAACAAGTAAAATAAATATGGTTGATGGACTCAACCTCTACAACTAATTTCGGCTAAAGTTAGTTGTTTTTAGACAAGTGAACACCCGTAGCTTGTCTACTTTAATTTATGAGTATGTGGGATAACTTGATTTGGTGGAATATTAACAACAATATCTTCACAAGTAATAGCACTTGGAGTATTAGGCTTGAAAGTAACACCTAGTTTTGCCTGTTTTGCACATTGTTCTAAACGATAAAGGCTGATTTCCATTTTAGTTTTCTTAATCAGTAATTTTTGAGCTTCAATGTTTACTGCTGTTGCTTCATGACAAAGTGCTGGTGACTTTCCTAATGGAATATTGAATTGAGCAGATATTCCATAATTTAAATTAAAATTATCTTTTTCAAATCTAGGTATTTCTGAATAATATTTTATCTCTCCAGTATCTTCATCGTAGATTGGTGTTTTAGTAACAGTTTCTCTTGGCAGTGCGAAAGACCAACTGTCAGTTATATATGGAGTAATTGTAAGGCTAGGAGAAGCACAAACTATACCCTGTGACATCCTGTAGCTAGGCATTGAGCTTGGCGTGATCATGGTGGCATTGTTATTAACTACCCCCTGTGCGTTGGAGCTTGGGGATGCCACAGTCGTATTAGCTAAAACCCTTGCAGGACAAAGGATTAGAGCTATTGCCCAAATGTAGTTGTAGTTTCTGTGGTTGTGCTTGTAGTTATTTGGCGAGTTATAGTTGTTGTTGTGTCTAACCCTGGAGTTATCAATGTTTCTTGGAGCGAGAAAGCTGCCCCATCGTTTACAATTCCCCAACGAGGTATAGCTTCTAAGTTTGGTGAAGTCCAATTAAAATTCACTCCCCCAACTGTTTGTTCATTGGTAGTCGTAGGAGTAGGGTTGATATATCCCGTTTCAGATTTAATATTATGTCCTGATGCTGCGTATGAGTATCCTGTCCGATATTGATGGCTCGTAATCGTTTCATTAATTATTGATTCAGATGTGCTAGATGTTGTAGAGCTTCCTGTACGAAATTGCGGAACTACAGGAACAGCAAAGGCTCTTACTGGTAATAGTAATAAAACTAGCAGCGAAAGTCTAGTCAATCGTAATAGTGACCTTAGTAGAGCCTATACAAGACGTACCCGATCCACCTGCGGTACAAGTATGGACTCCAGAACTCAATGACGTTAAAGCGAGAGATCCAGCAGTACCGCCTGATCCAATAGTAGTCTGTCCACCTAATACTGGTAACGATGCAATACCCGAACTAGGAGTTACAGCAGATGGAGTGGCATCTCCCATTATTACGGATTCTGTTTTTGAGAACGAAGACCCTGCTGTTGTAATACTTGTATCTGTCTGAATCATTGCTGGAACACCATTAGATAACGAACCAACATTGATTCCCCCTATCTTTCCTGATGTTGTGGTATCTCCTACAGTTACAGATGGTGTAATATTATTTCCGCTAAGACTATATGTAGTTCCTACCTTATTTGTTACGACATAGGGCATATCAACTGTAATTTGTGCAGAGGTAACAAACTCCTGTTTTATGTCAGCAAAGGCAGGGGTTGTTGTCAGTAATAATATTGGAAGTAGCTTTTTCATTTTTTAGGTTTAGGGTCGATTACTTCAGCACCTTCTATTTTAATAGGTGTTATTACCCTTATAGTCTGCACCATACCTTGATTTTCTGCAACTTTACTGTCTTTGTCACTACGTTTCTTTGATCCCTCTAAACCGAATGTTGCTAATGCACCTGTAAGCAAACTTGCAGGAAAAGTTATATCTTTGGGTTCTGAACTGTACCCTGGGATTGAAATATAATTCAGAGTTACTATGAATCCACTCCAAACAACAACACCCAATCTGACAAAAAGACTAATAATTGCTAGTTGCTCTTCTTTGTCATCTAAACCTTCCTTAAGTTTTTGAAAGGCATTTTTTTTCTTTTCTTCAACCATAAGACAAAATTTTAGGCATACTAAACATAACTATAGCTTAAATTCATGCCAGAGATATATGCAGCCTTGATAGGAGCAGCAGCTACGGCCTTTGTTATGGTTTTATCAAACATAAGTAATAGAAGAGATAGAGATATTGTTGAATTGTTTAGCCGAATAAATAGATTAGAAAGAGCCGTAAGTCGCATGGAAGGTCAAAAGGACTAATCTTTGGTATGTTTGGTTAAGAACATATATTTTTTTTATGTACAAAATTCTAAAACCAATTTTAATGACGTTTTTAACAACAACTGCTGTTAAAAGGTTAGTAGTTGATTTATTAAAATCAATTGCAAAACAAACTACCAACACTTTAGATGATAAAGCAGTTGAAATTTTAGAAAAACAACTTTTTCCCTAACATGAAAATTACTAAATTTCTCAACATAGATATAGAACCAGCACCACCAGAATTGGATCTAGATAATGTAAAAAGATATTGCACACATATGGTTAGAAAGAAATTTGATCAAGATATTTTTATGGCTTCTTTATTAAATCGACTAATAGAATTAGAAGCTAATCGAGTTGTAAAAGAAATGAGAAAAACAAAACCAAGAAATCCTATTGCAAAGTTTTTTCGTACTCGTTAATTTCTTCATCAGTAAAATCTCTAATAAATAATTTATCTATTTTATCAATCTCGTAGTTATATTTAAGAATTGCAGTTTTTATGTGCTCTGTCACCCAACGACCTTCATCATATACTACCTGTGCTTTACCATTATCTTTAATAAAAACATAATGATCTTGGCCTTTCATTTGTATTTCTAGAAAGTTTTTTTCTAAATTCTTACGTCTTATTTCCTTAAGTTTGCGTAACTTAATTACAGACTTTCTTTCTTGTTTCATGATTTAAATATAAGGCATAAGTAAAAACATATGCCTTTTTTTAATAATTTTAAAATAGACCTTGTGAGTTAGTAACACCCTCTATTTTTTGTGGATTAATTTGACCA